GATTTGCTCGGTTAGCCATGTGCTGATACCGAGCCTTCATGTTTGCAAACTTAGCTTGTCGTCTGCTTCCTGAAGTTTTGTCAAATGCACTAAAGAATGACATTGCAAAATTCTATAAAGGACAATTGGTTTGGGCCGTGAGAAATTTTCCTTAAAAATTTAAAGCCCAAAAATTTTAGCAATTTTAAATGGACGGTATTCCGTTCATCTACTATATTCCAGAGTAAACCTTTTTGTCTTTCAACATACCTCTTTGATTCTCTCGCAAAGGTAACGGGATACTCTTCTATTGCTTTTGTTGTTAACATCCATATCAGCCCTCCAGGATCGACTCCAGCCATACCGGCAGTCTTGCCGTTAGGCACGTTGAAATATACACAGGAGCCTTCCTGAGCCTTGGATGTTATCATTACGAATGGATCTACCCCATGACCTTCTTCGACCTCTCTACGGTCATCAGGGCGTAGGTTAGAGGCCACTTCCATAGCAGCCTCCAACGTAATTGGGTGAATGTATTTATGCACGTCTATAGAACATGGGTGAATAATCACCTTCCCAAGACATAGACCTCAGTGTAGCTGGGGCTGGGTGAGAAGATTTGAGTGTTATATCTACGTTTATATTTTTATCATATACTGGTACAGTTTGTATCTCTTCATCTAAATATGGTGCATCAGATATTTGATATGTTGGTGATAAAGTAGCTTCATACACTTCATTATAATCAGCTTTACCTACTCTATTTAAAGTAGTTTCAATCAGACCAACTCTACCAAAGTTCATCTTGACTCTATGTAATACAAGAGATGCGTTAACATCAGCTACAGTACCTCTACCAGCTGCTTTAGTAGCGTAAATTCTAGGGAAGTCTACTTGGTAATCATAGAGATAACCTATAGTAAATGTACCTGTAGACCAATCACCAGGAACGGTGAAGTCATCGTTACCTGCTCCAGTTACAATAGTACACTCAGCGTATCTACCAATTCTAGTAAGACTTGAGTCAGTATCAATTATCACAAGCTTACCATTAGGACTCGATACTTGTGGTATCCAAGTATGATTACTAAAGGTAGTTAAGTTAGTAGTCGGAGCAAATACTCCACCAGTAACCGTGGTGTAGTTATCTAAGTGTATTAAGAAATTAACGTTATTCTCGTCTAAACTCGGATCGGAATCAGACTGTATAAAATTAACACTTTGTAAAAAATCATCCTCATCTAAGAAGAAATACTGATCATCTATAATGAAATGGTATTTTAATTTATTATTGAACTTCCATTTAAACCAAGAAGATTGCATCCTCTCTTGGCCCATAGTCAAATACTTATAACCATATACTGTATCTGAGTCAACCTTACCAAATAAAACTGTAGAATTTTCTCTTGAATTAGCTATTAAATCGATATCTTTAGGTAGTAATCTTGGTACAACTTTACTTTGTTCTACAATGATAGGCTCGCCTTCTCTCTGTATTCCAGCCATTTCATTAAATCTACTATACTTACCAGAGTTATCTATATAAGCAATTGTAGTACCTAACGATATAGGAGGAATAACTTTGTTATAATTAAATGTAGATAAACTTCTTAATTTTGCAGTATCTGGATTAAGTATTGCATCATCAGCTGCCAATAGAAACTGTTGATTTGTACTGAATAAAAGTAATCCTGTATTAGTTTCAATGCCATCGAATAAATCTGAAGGGAATCCTGTACTACACGATATATCTATAGGATCTATAGCACTAACAGTTAAAGCTGTATCAGCAAATAAATTACCAAAGTCACCAGGTCTAGATGTTAGAACGTTTGTACCTGTTAGTATAGCTAACCTATTTCGGAAGAATAGTATTTTATTAATTGTTCTAGGATTTTCAAACGAACTACCATTCCAAGTACCTGCTAATTTAGGGAATGGATTGGTAGTATCATCACCAACTTGCCTATCAATCCAATCAAATCTATCTACTGTGAAAGTAGCTATCTCATTAGATGTACCAGCGTTTGCTAAAGCTGTTCTTTGGATAGTAACAGGCATTGTAGACTTATCCCAACTCTTTACAATACCAGGTGCTGGACACTCTACCCAAGTACCTGGACCATCTTTATCATTCTCACCTACAAACTTCATGTAATAGTCATCTTCATCAGACATCTGTGCGTTACTGATTTTGACTATATAACCATGCTTACATTGGATAGGAAGTTTAGATACATCATTAACTGATGAGGTCATGACTCTCATTAGATCTTGATCAACAATTTCTACATTGAAAGCAGATCCTCTAGTAAGATAAAGTCCGTTACCTATTATTTTTGCAGTGATACCACCAGGCATTGCTGCGACCATACCACCAAGAATGGTGTCTGAAGTTACAGCAGTTTGAGCATCGAATGGTGTAGGTTCTGGTCGAACAGCTCCTATATTAGCTTTGATATTATACGCTTCTGATTTAGCTGTGCTTACTACAAAATTTCTATCTCCAGATGCTGAGTCAGTCATGGTATGAGTACCTAAAGCTCCAGGAGCACTTGTAAACGTACCTCCATGTAGTAACTCTAAGTTTCTAGTATAGGAACATGTATACGCTCCTCCATCATCACCGTCAGCAACGCTAAATGTACCACTCGCTCCAGTTACTGTTATTCTAAAAATCGTACCACCAGTACCTTCGAAAACTTGAGTACCGATACCAGGACAATGACCATTATGACCAGTGTTTTCTATTAAAGTATCTGAATCAAGTTTAATTCTTGTAACACGATGATAAGTAGTTTCTGTAGTATTGTCATAAAGATTTAAACCATACTGCCTACCATTCTCTGATCTTAATAATTCAATATAAGCACAATGAGCATCGGCTGCTGCATCGGTAGTACCTGTAGTACCTACAGTGACCCCTCTATTAACAGCAAATGTTGTGTCATTGATAGTTGTTAGTTGTACGTTCTCTGGAGTTGCAGTAGCTAGATACGCTTTTAAATTAGTTGCGTTTGCACTGAATGAAGAGCCATAAGCTATCGTCTGTTCAGCTCCTACATTATCACCTGATGCTTTCCAGATTCTAGGTGTACCGTCTGCAGCTATCTGACCTATGTAAGAGCCTTCATCTTCGTCACGATAGTAATGAAACCAAGATCCACCAGATTGTACATTAGCTAATTGGCCTATTCTTTTACTACCAGGTCTTTTATACAATCCATATGTTATATCAGGTATAGCGTTAATTATATCTTTTACTTGGCCTGGTGATTTTAACTGATCCGGTTGCTCGGATATGCCTCCATGATAGGAGGGTATAGTTTGTGAAATTCCTGCCATTATCTTCTTAACGCTCTGTAAGGTTGATAGGTGGTGTGGATAGTATCTTCAGGGAACCCAAACATAGAATGATTACCTTGATTACATTCGTATTCTAAGCAAGCAGCTCTAGCATAGGACTCTCTTTGAGCTAGTAATTGTACTAACTGTGGGTTACCTACTAACTGAGTAGCTGCTCTACCTGATGCCATAAGTATTATATACCTTTGGAATACAGAAGGTAAGTCTTCAAATGTAAAGAGTTTAACTATATCTAGATCGATACCATTTGTAGCAGCATCACTCCAGTCATCGGTATGATCAAATTTATCGTATAAAAAACCGTTCCTTTTTACTACGTCGTATAATCTATGTGACCATCCATTAGACACATCCATTTTCAATACGTCAGCAGGTATAGTTATTTTATCATTTGCCCCTGGTTTGAAGTTTACGTGCTTCTCTGTGTTGAAGTGCCAGCCTTCATTCTGTACGTCAACATTAGCATCACGTAATAAATTATAAATAAACGAAATCTCTGGGTTAGTGTTACCTGCTATAACAGTAACAGGTGACTGACCGATAGCTCCCAGGATTGAGTTTACTGCGGAGAGTTCGGTCTCGATATCAATTGTTGTGGAAGCCATAAAGTTTTATGAATAAAAAAAAAGGGGAGCGTGAGAACTCCCCCATACGTTGGTTAATATTATTAAGCTTAAGTGAAGCTTGCGTTAGAAACAGCAGTATTGTTCCAGTTAGCGGAAACATCAATACCAGCTACAAGTTCTACAGCAGCAGCAGGGTTAAGGAAGTCGGCTCCCATAGCCAAGCGTCCTAGAATGACATCTCCCTGGTAAACCACGGATACATCACCTGAAGTTACTTGTACTTGAGGTCCGATTGCTTCAACCACACCACAGGCTTCCTTCTGGAAGATCAAACCACAAGACCCACCAAACTTGGCAGCAGTACCGTAGTTGTTAACGGTCTTCTGTCCAGATGGTGTGTTAGCAGCGTCCATATCCTCCATATCTTCACCAATAAAGCTACCTTTGGAGTCAGCCTCACCGATGTTAGATACAGCACCTGATGGCAGGTTAGCTAGGTTAACACCATAGTCACCAAGGAATGGAATATTCATCGATTTGTAGATCGTGATGCCTGCAATCGAGATGATTCCGTTACCGGACTGTAG